ATACCCCTATATCTCTTTTTAAACTCATACTCACAGATCCATTCCATTACCCCATCATCATCGGTTATTTTGTATCCGTTAATATTCTCAAGATCCTCACATCCTTCATATCCTTGGGATATTTGGTATTCATACGCTGTCATTGGAACAGCTTTTACAATTTGTGTTGTTATATACATATTCTATTGATTATTTGGTTTAACGTACTGAATATCGATGAACCACTCTTGCTCGAACTCTTCCCCTAAGCCGACAACTCTCACGATATAACCCCTAGACTTTCGTGCCGGGCTGTTTAATACTTGGGTTATAATCCCCAATCTTCCAGACAGGAAATTCAAATCCTTATCCGGGATCTCATCGATGATTACCACATCATTTACTTTTAAATCCATTCCTTGTTATTTTTGTTTTATTGAAAAATTGTTTGTACTCTTTTATCCTTCTATTTCTGATTGAGGGAACTATCTTACCATTGACCTTGCAAAAGCTGACATAGTTCTCATAGATCGATCTGTTACCGGATCTTATCTTTTTGATCATTTCCGATCTTCTGACATTCCCTTCTCCCACGTTATAAGCCAGTATCCCTAGAAGCAAGGAGTCCTTTCCGAATTCCTTGAATACCGAGCATTTTTGTTTGAGATCTTTTATCACAAGTTCCCTTGCGAAAGAGTGGGAAATATTATGATTGAATCTATCCTCCTTGGTTAGTTTGTGGCCATATCCCACAAAAGGGTGATGATCCTTACCATGCCATCCCTCATGATTGATGATGAACTCTACGGCATTGTTGAATAGATCATTCTCAGTATAATAATGTATATGATTGTATTCGCTTTTTGAACTTGATATGGATAATGATAATAATAATACAGCGAATAAAAAACGGTGTATTATGCTATTAAGTATTAATATTATTGATAATATATAAATAGGTTGAGCGTAGATTTTGCTCTCATTAGAATAATGCAAAAGTATAAAATAAAAAAAGAACTACCAAATATTGATAGCTCTTTTTATGAATTATTTTTCCCTTAATATGGATTTAATATCTGATCTTATTTCTTTGATATCGTCTCGTATCGCTGTTACTTGGATCATGGTCGCCTCGAAGACTGATTTATCCAGTTTAATGGCATCTATCTTTTTATATTGATCATCCACTTTTATCTCCAATGTCTTATACCTATGATCTAATTCTTGAAGCTTATTCATGTTCTCAATATGCTGGATATATAGCGTTATAAGAAAACATATGATAGTTATAACCAGACGAAGGTTATTCATGATTAAATTTTTCATGTAGACATAATAATTGTAGGAGTTGTTGATATAATGATTTGCATGGCTTCTGAAAAAGCTTTTACTAGGGGGATCGCTATCTCTGAGTTCCATATGCCATAGATTATTAAAAGTACGACTATTAATATATATAGACCTCGTTCGGTTTGCTTAGGGGTTGGTTTATACATTCTTGTTTGGTACTATTACGTTAAAGGTTACGTTATTCTCTCCATTAATTGTCACGCCAGTTTCGCCTCCAGCCTTGAATCCATATATATCCGCTATAGCTTTAGCTGCGTTAACTGACACCGCCCGTAATGGGGCAGGGGATAGGGATACGCCCCATTTGTCTTTATATTTCGCTTCCCTAGTCTCATCCATGATAGCGAACAATGTCTCAAGCACCCTTACTTTTGCGTAGGATTCATTCTCCATCTTGTTTGTCATGATATCCTTGATTCTGGACGTTACGGCTGGGGAGGTCAACAATTTATTGGATTCGATCATCAACTTGTTATTCTCTTTGTCTCCAAATACTTGCTTGTATGTCTCTACTTGGTTTCCTGCGAATCTTTTCCCTCCGTTACAGAATAGTTGACAGAACAACTCCTCTTTCTCTGTTAACATGGCTTGCGGGGGCATAGGAGCGAATTTTATTTGTTGTTGCAATACCTTATTGCCTTGAATGGTAGGTATTCGTATCGTTTCTCTATTATTGCTCATTCTTTTAAGTTTTGGTTTTATTAATATAAAAAGGGAGATAGCTGCTATGTTACCTCCCTTTAAAAAGAATAGAAATATATACTATTTATTGTTTTTGTTCTTCTGGCTCTCTATAAGCAATTGCTCGCATAAAGCCTTGAAAAATACGTTTGATAGAGCCGCACAAGCGTTCTCAGCGTCCTCCAGAGAATTGATCTTGTCCAGATTGAACCTCGTATTGAGGTCGTACCCTGATATCTCCACCAGCATCTCTTCATTATCACCCGATACCCCATAGCACATCTTGTCCGAATGCGCTTTAAATGTCACTTGTTCTTCTATCATATCTTAAAATGTACCCTTGTTTTTTCCGCTTGCTTAATCAATCCTGAATCATCTCCCACTGACCCACATCTCATCCTGTTTGAGAATATAGTAAACAATCCATTGGTAGCCTCGACATCAGCCATGGAGGAATGAGCGTCAACCAATTCGATCCCCATCATCTCTGTCAAGCTTCCCAGTTTATAGGTCGTAACCTCCGGATCATCGGCGAAAGCCATCCTGCTAAGAGTCATGGTGTCTATCATCTGAGGGTGGAAGTTTCCAAAAATATCCTCAGTACCATTGAATACGTCAGAAAACTCTTTCATCTTTCCGGTATAGATAAAAAAATGAAAGAGGAAATTCAAGTCAAACGGTATATTATGACCTACTAGGATAGGCTTGTAAGCCTTTGATGTCCCTAACGTGCATTTCTTGATAAAACTAATGAAGCTATCAGCTACCTCATTTATATCCTTCCCATTCTTATTTAAAAAATCGACTGACAACCCGGTTACTTTCAATGCTTGTGGGTTATACTCGAAATAGGCGCTTTCCTCTTTCTCGATCTCTCTTTTCTTTCTAAGAGTTTTGTTGGTATTGATATGGAAGTCTCCTTTAGGGTATGGTTTTATATACTCATCGAACACGCCGATTATCTCATAGGTATCCAATCTCACCATCTGGCAGGAGAGTTGGGTAATGGCGCATTTACTTGCGTCTAACCCGCCTGTTTCCGTATCTAGTACACATGCGGTGTATATCTGCTGTTTGTTCTTCGCTGTTGCCATCTATCTCGTAATATTTTTGGTTGCTTTTGTTTGACATAACCTTGATGATATTCTCCTCGAAATCACCAAGGGTTCCATTATTATCTATAATCACATCGTAATATTCCGGTGGAAGAGTATATCTTTTCTTGTCCCTATGCAGACGCTCTATGCTAACGCCACTTAGCTTTCTGTTCTCCAGACTTCTTTCCACATAGATAGCGATAATGGTGTACAAATGTGAGAAGTGAAGGGTTATATATTCTAACCCGACTTCATCTATCACATAAGAACAGATCGGTTTATCTTTGATATCGCTGTGAAGGGCGCAATACTCATGATCTCCATATTGGGTATATGCCAATATATTGTCCGCTTTTTTTTCTTTCTCTATAACTTGTTTTGATACGAATTTGTGGTCTACGCCGTCTACCTCGTTTCGTCTCTTGGGTCTCGTTGTCATTGATACTACCATGGGTATTCCGAAACCCTCATATAAAAATTTACTCATATGTGTCTTGCCGCTTCCGGACGCTCCGACAATACAGATGACAATTGGTTTCATTCGTTAAGCACTGAAAAGCTTACTGTATCACCCGATATCTTGTTTTTCAACGTAACCATTACCGTGTAATCTTGATAGATATGCTGGAGGCTTGCGTTCACGATTTTTGCAGCGTCCTCACTTTGGTTAAAGGCTCTTCTTACTCGGTCTTTAGCTACAACGTCCTCTTCTTCACGACTTAAGGTTAATCTGTACGTTGACTGAGAATCAACGCTGTACTTGTAGGGGTTATTATATAAATCATACCCCCTCATGCTTAACACGACCAATAGATCATCCTCGGACAATCTCATTCTTCTCTTGTTTTTCGACATACTTTAAATAATTTCTAAAATTGAACCTTTGTAATCTTGTAATCCGTTTTGATTGGAGAAATTACTCCATTTTACCATACAACTCATAAGAAAGATGTGGTCCTTTGCGTTTATAAGTTGTGACTTCATTGTCTCATAGTTTTCTGGCCATACTATCAGCTCTATCGTCTCCGTGTTCTGTTGGAGCGTCAGTACACCGAAGTTCTTTTTCTTCTTTTCCTTATCCTCGAAACTCTTTTCCTTGAATTCTACTACCGTTGCGCAAATAGCCGCTTTCTTACCGTCCATATCGGGCTGGAAGCAACGTCCGATATCCTTATAACTCGCTCCCCTTAGCTTTGTCTTGAACTCAGAGTTATCGAATACCCTTCTATAGTCAACACTACCTATACCACTGATAGAGATTTGTAACATTGACCAGAAATAATGTTGCGATATCTTTTCTGGTGGAAAATCTGTCTCTGAGATCTCGAATCCTAATATACCAGCCGCTTTCTCCAAGGCAGCGTATCGTTCCAGCACCGATAAAATCCCCTCTACCTTGTCAAAGCAACCCGCTAGGATCAAGTTCTTGACTTGTCTTGAGTTTACTGGACATCTTTCTTCTCCGGGTAACTTCAATAGCTTTTTTCGAAAAATACGTTTGCAAAAATCCTCAATTGAAGAATATGGGCCGTTCTTCTCTCTCTCATTGACTATCAAGTTTACGCTTTCTGTTCCGACGAATTTGATCCTTGATAATGACCAATAGATCTCGTTTTTCTTGTAATCCGTCTCAAATTCTACCCCAGAGACATTGATATCTGGATGGACAATCTTACAGGAGGAGGCTTGTTCCATCTCGGCCATCAATGAGGAAATGTTCTCATCTTTGGCGTATTCCAGAGCTACAGTATAAAATGCTGTTGGGTAATTGGCTTTATACCATGCTCCTAGATAGGCTGTAAGAGCGTATGCTGTAGAATGCGATTTATTGAATAGATAGCTTCCTCCAGATTCTATCATGTGCCATAAAGCCTCAATATCCTCTTTGGGGCAACCCTTATTTTTTGCTCCTTCGATAAACTTACCTTTCATGGCTAAAATCTTATCTACTTTTTTCTTGCTAATAAATTTGACAAGATGTACACCTTCTGCTAATGAAAAACCTCCAATATCTTGAGCTATTTGACACAATTGTTCTTGATATACAAGTAAAGAGAATGTTTCTTTCATAATTTCGTAAGTTCCCCATAAATAAGCAGGTTCCTTTTCTCTGTTTTTATAGGCTACATAATTCTCGGTTGACTTTGATTCGATGGTTGCTGGACGGAACAAAGCATTAGCTGCTATAAGATCATGAATACAGGTTGGCTTCATCTCCATCACGAACTTGGTCATTCCAGCCGATCCGAACTGGAAGATGTTCTGCGTGAAACCATTGGTGAATAACTTGTAAGCTTTCTCATCCTCCAGCTTGTTTGTGATAATATCCAGAAATGTCGTAGGATCACCATATTCCTTAACAACCAAATCTCGTGTCTTCTGAAGCTTGGTTAACTCCTTGATACCAAGACAGTCATTTTTAAGAAGCCCGATGTCATCAATCGAATACCCATCGATCTCGGATACCAAGATGTCATCGATCTTCTTGATCGGGAGATAATCGAAGCATTCCATCGTCTTGCCATCCTTTGTCTCTGGCGTGATGATGATAGCTGAGGCGTGAATGGAAGAGGAGCGAGGTTGTCCCATCAATGTCCTGATATCCTCTATGACTTGCGGATAATTCATGATAAATTCCTTGACCCTCTTGTTCGTATAGGCTAGCTGGAACAATCCAGTGTAGTCCATGGAATCATCATCAATGATCTTGTTGATGTAATTCACCTCGTACACGGGTACATTATGAATCCTCGCCACATCTTTCAATACGGCTTTCAATTTCATTGTTGTGAAGGTTCCAGCGCTAAATACACGCTGGAGACCGTTCTTATTATATCTGCGTTCAAGGTATTCCTTTACTTCTTGCCTACGGTCGGACTGATAATCGATGTCCACGTCCGGAAGGCTACCGCTTTCTCCTTGTCTATACCCTTTCCCTACACAACAATCGATTACAGATATTGGAATTGCGGAATGTCTCAAATTGATCGATTGTATGTTCATTTACACACTTCTTTATCCTTGACTTCTTCTAAAGTAAATCTCCAAAACACTGATCTAACCTTATGTGCCGGAGAAACATAAGAAGTATTGTTAGTCAGGTTATGAATGGCCATCTTAGTAGTCTTTTCGATAATACCTGTCTCAAACTCAAACCGAATCATCGTACCGACTTTTAGATTTTTGTAAAACTTGGAAGATGAGTTTTCTTTGATTTCCTTGATTCTGTAAACTCCGCTTGTAAATTTGATTGGTTTCATATTTTTGTTTATTTATCTAATAATGTATCGTATTGTTGTGCTTGTACTGGATAGGCTTTATTCAATAAAGTCATGAAAACATCCCAATCATAATCAGCGGCTCTACCCAAAGCCTCAATTGTATTCAAATACCCTTTCAACATAGGTTTTCCCGTCTCGTTTGATAAATACTGATGATGTTTTTCTTTTCTGTGCCCATTCTCATCTTTAGGATTGAGGTCCTGTAATTCCAAATAGACACCCGGAGCAAGTCTTTTATATACTATATCATTGATCCATTGTCCCACCACTCCGGGTTTCTTGTTTGTCATTTTCCAATCCCAGCCACGCATTTTATAGATCATCTCAAAGAAGCTATCATTGAATGTCTTTACCCATTTACTCGCTTCTTCGGATAAGAATCGGTTCAAGAATTTTTGCAGCTCATCCTTAGCTCTTTCTTTTACCTTGTTATAACCTGTAGCTTCGTCTACAAGGGCGATAATTCCAACCTTAGCTACGGATCTAATAATGATATCTGCATTATTTACGACTACCATATCGTTAAAAACACCGGACCGATTTGCGTCAATGATAATAGAACATAGATCAATTAAAATTGTCACCTCGTATCCGTAAGTTATTGATTGAGAGCCTCCCGCTCCATTTCTATTGAATTTGATTGGGTTTGTGATCTTGTTGTATACGCTATTTTCTCCGGACGAAAATATTGGCGTTAAATCGCTTTTGGTTACAAAATCTTGTAACCATTGCCCTCTTATCTCCGTATCCAAGAACCTTTTGAATGCCTCTACCAGAGAAAACTCTGGTTCCGTCTTCCAATACGTAACAAGGAATTTCTAAATTCCCTAATCTTAACGGTGTATCTCCCGAATTGTACTTAGCGCTTAAAATTTTGCTTTCCATTTTATTCTTCTGTATTAATTGATTGCTCGTTTCTTTTTGTTCTCATGAATTTGACGATCTTCCTATCACATCTGATCTGATCTTGGCTGAACATGGAGATAAGGTGCATATTCTCAAGAGATCGACATCTGGATAAGGCCACATAGATCTGTCCGTCAGCGAATGATCTTCCAGCGTCAACGATCACCTTGTCAAATGTCAATCCTTGTGACTTGTGGATCGTGATACCCCAAGCTAACCGTAATGGGATCTGGGTACATTTGCCTATGGACTCACGCTTGATCTTGCCTGAATCTGCGTCATGGGTAAATTTGTTATTGTCCCATGTGTGTGGTTTAACCTCTATGCTGTATCCATCCTCCA